AAGGAGATCACGAAACTAACGCATGGCATTTCTCAAAACAATACTCGGATTAGCCTCAACCAGAGACAAATCAGAGATCTTGAACATGAAATTCAAACTATTACCAGTAACCTGCAGAACAGAAATACTGAACATGAAAAGTTAGAAGAGTTTAGAGAAAATCTCCAAAAGACAATTGAATACCTTTCTGATAGAAAACAAGAAGTCGTTCATTACGACTTTGCCTATTCTCTACTTAGAGATGATGGCGTAAAGACCAAGATCATCAAGAAGTATCTTCCATTTATCAATCAACAGGTAAATCGTTACCTACAGATGATGGACTTCTACATCAACTTTAAACTTGATGAAGAGTTTAGTGAAACTGTTGAATCTCCCATTCATGAGGATTTTTCTTACAGTTCCTTCAGCGAAGGTGAAAAGATGAGAATTGATCTAGCATTACTTTTTACATGGAGGGAAGTCGCTAGAGTCAAAAATTCTGTAAACACCAACCTGTTGATTATGGATGAGGTTTTTGATTCATCTCTAGATGGATTTGGAACTGATGAGTTTCTTAAGATTATTCGATACGTGATTAAAGATGCTAACATCTTTGTTATCTCTCACAAATCAGAACTTCATGATAAGTTTGAGAACGTGATTAAATTTGATAAGGTCAAAGGATTCTCAAAGACTGTATGATGGATTGGAAGGAAGAATACAAAGGAATGAAACGCCTCAACAAGAGGCAACTAGAACTACTAGAAAAGGGACCAGAGAGTCTATCCGCTAGTTGGCTTGTGATGGCAATGTATAATGATTGGAAACGTATCAAAGGAATTTCCGATGAACACCCCTAATTGGCAGCACCATTCTAAGAAAGAACAGAAGCGAACCCTCAAACCACAGATGATGAGGGCACGCAGAGAAGCACTCAGACAGTTCAAGAAGCGTCACAAGAACCGCCCTGATAAGGCGGTTTCGTCGTATTATGAGTCCATACGAATGATGTTCCCCCATGACGGTCAACCACGAAATCAAATCGCACCTTGCTAAACTGCTGGCAACTGAAGATCTGGTTGTAGAGCACCGTCATGTTGAAACTGCACAGTTCAATGTTCATACTCGTGTTCTAACTCTCCCAATGTGGGAGAAAGCGAGTGGTGTTGTTTATGATATGTTGGTTGGGCATGAGGTGGGTCATGCCCTTTATACTCCTGATCGTAATTGGTTGAAGGAGAAAAAGATTTCCCCACAACTGGTGAACATTGTTGAAGATGTTCGCATTGAAAAACTGATGAAGCGTCGTTACGCTGGCATCTCTAAGACTTTCTATCGTGGTTATCAGGAACTCTCTGCTGAGGATTTCTTTGCCTTGGAGAATGAAAACATCGATCTGATGAATCTTGCAGATCGTATCAATTTGCACTTTAAGATTGGTAACTTTCTTGAAATTCCTTTCAAATCTTTTGAGGAAAATATTCTTGTCAAGAAAGTTGCTGATTGTGAAACATTTGATGATGTTTTGAATGTTGCTGAAGAACTGTATAACTTCTGTAAAGAAGAAGCAAAAACTGATACTCATCAGAAACAACAGCAAGAAACAGAAGGGCAACAGTCTTCCGAGAGTTCTATTGAATCTCCAGAGTCTGGTGATTCTGCTGATAACGAATCTGTAGAACCTGAGGAAGGAGAATCTTATGGTGGAACTGCAGAGCAGCAACAACCTAATCCTCAAGGTCCTGGTGAAAATCTTGATGAAGATATCGAACTAAAGACCGTAGATTCACTTGAAGATGCAATTAAAGAACTTGCATCGATGGAAGGTTTTGAAAATGTATATGCTGAGATTCCTAAGCTGAATCTTGAGAATATTATTGTTTCTAATCAAGAAATTCATGATCGTTGCGTAGAAGAATGGTCTCATATTCATAACCCAGAAGTATTTGAATATGTTGATGCTGAGTTCATTAAGTTCAAACGATCTGCTCAGAAAGAAGTTAATTACCTGGTAAAAGAGTTTGAGTGCCGTAAGGCAGCAGATTCTTATGCCCGTGCTACTACTGCTCGCACTGGTGTTCTGGATTGTACCAAACTTCATACCTACAAATATAATGAGGATCTTTTTAAGAAAGTAACCACCCTTGCTGACGGCAAGAATCATGGTTTGATCTTTATGCTTGATTGGTCTGGTTCTATGTGTGATGTACTGATTGACACTGTTAAGCAGATGTTCAATTTGGTTTGGTTCTGCAAGAAGGTTGGAATTCCTTTCGATGTTTATGCTTTTACGAACGAATATCCGAAAGTTGAATATAATGAAACTTATGGTACAAATGTTCGTCCTCCTCTTTACGAAAAGAAATCTGGTATTCTTGCTTTTTCAGAGTGGTTTTCTCTGATGAATCTTCTTACTAGTAAAACCAGTACCAAGGAATTGGAAAAACAGATGCTTCACATTCTGCGGTTTGCCTATGCTTTCAATAGGAAATATTACACATTGTATCCTCTTCCTACTGGAATGGGTCTCTCTGGAACTCCTCTGAACGAAGCACTCGTATGCCTTCATTCAATTATTCCTCAGTTTAAGAAGCAATATGGTCTTCAAAAAGTTCAGTGTGTTGTTCTCTCTGATGGTGAGGCAAATCAACTGAATTATCATAAAGAAATTCATCGTTTCTTTGATAAGAATCCTGATGAACCATACCTTGGAACTGGTCGCCTTGGTCCCAATTCGTTCCTACGTGATCGAAAAACTGGTAATACCTATTCCTTTGATTGTGAATGGTATGAGTTTACTGACGTTCTTCTCCGCAATTTGAAGGATACATTTCAAGATACTAATTTTGTTGGTATTCGTGTTCTAGAATCCCGTGATGCCAAGGCATTCATTCGCCGTTATTGTGGTTGCTACGGTGAAAAATATAATAAGGCAGAGTTTGCCTGGCGTAAGCAACGTGCATTCTCCATTAAAGATTCGGGATATAATACTTACTTTGGTATCTCTGCAAATTCTCTTTCTCAAGATTCTGAATTTGAAGTTAGTGATAATGCATCTAAGACTCAGATCAAAAGTGCTTTTGTTAAGAGTTTGAAGGGTAAAAAAATGAATAAGAAGATTCTTAGTGAGTTTATTGAGCTTGTTGCTTGATAAATAATTAAAAATTCAAGATTAGGAACCATGTCTAGATTCGGAGAACTCATTGGTATAGACCAACCAAAAGCAGCAGCACCTGCTCCTGCACCAAAACCAGCACCTGCACCTAAAGCAGCAGCACCTGCACCAAAACCTGCTGCCCCTGCCCCTACACCAAAAGCAAAAGAACTCTGAATCCAATTTCTAATCTGTCACATGGGGCACCAACGGGGTGCCCTTTCTTGTGTATAATAACTTCAGTTGAAACAAACAACCAACATCATGTCCTTCTCCGCTGATCACATCCGCACTTCTCTCCAATCTACTTACGGTGAGATGGTTACGAGTGCTGATATTAAAGCTTGGTGTGCGATGAATGGTGCAAACTATCAAACGGTTACCAATAAACTCTCCGAATATAAAACTTCTCGTGGTCGGTGGAACTTGGAAGTAACTCCTCAAAAAGTTGAGGAGATTGAGCGCACCTATGAAGCACCTGCAGCAATGCCTGCATTTGAACAAAATCTTATTCCTCAGAAAGATGATTCCTTCGTCAAGTTTGGCAATTTTGGTGATCTTAAAAAGATTATTCAGTCCCGTGTATTCTACCCTACGTTTATCACGGGTCTCTCGGGCAATGGTAAAACGTTCTCTGTTGAGCAAGCGTGTGCTCAACTCGGACGAGAACTCATCCGTGTAAACATTACAATTGAAACCGATGAAGACGATCTTATTGGCGGTTTCCGCCTTGTTGATGGCAACACCGTCTGGCACAATGGCCCAGTCATTGAAGCACTCGAACGAGGAGCTATCCTGCTCCTTGACGAGATCGACCTTGCCAGTAATAAAATTCTCTGTCTCCAATCTATCCTTGAAGGAAAAGGAGTATTCCTTAAAAAGATCGGAAAACGGATTGACCCTGCAAGTGGATTCAACGTCATTGCCACAGCAAACACTAAGGGTAAAGGTAGCGACGACGGACGATTCATTGGAACTAACGTGCTCAATGAAGCCTTCCTTGAGCGATTCCCAGTAACCTTTGAGCAGGAGTATCCTACTGCTGCTATCGAAACCAAGATCCTCAACAAACTCTGTGCAGATGAGAACTTCTGCAAGCGTCTTGCAGATTGGGCAGATATCATTCGCAAGACCTTCTATGATGGTGGTATTGAGGAAATCATCAGCACCCGTCGTCTGGTTCATATCATCAAGGCATACAACATCTTTGAAAATAAAGCAAAAGCAATTGATGTTTGTACTGCCCGATTTGATGATGAAACCAAGCAGGCATTCATTGAACTTTATGACAAGGTTGATGCTGACTTCCAAATGCCCATTGACGAGGAGGCATCTGCCTGATATAATGACTAATGCTTGGTCCCTTCTTTATGATGAACTAAAAATGGACGAATACCCTTATCCCGATAACTTCGGACAAGAAACATCTGGTGCAATTACCTTCAACATTGAAATGAACAACGATCCTAATAGATACAAGTATAGTGAGGATAGTATCCTCAAAGAATTGCAAGATTATATCTCTGGCACATACAATGCACATTATTCTGCTGGTGATGATAAAATTCAAACACTTGATCTGATTGAAGCGTGTGGTGATGGTGAATCCTTCTGCCGCAGCAACATTCTCAAGTATGCCTCTCGTTATGATAAGAAAGGCACCGCACGACGTGACATTATGAAGATCTTGCACTACGCTGTTCTTCTGATGCATTTCAATGACAAAAACGCTAAGCGCGAAACCTACCCTCAATGATGAAACTCAATCCCAACAATATGAAACTGTCTGATAGCACGCTGACAATCTTGAAAAACTTTGCTGGAATCAACAATTCGATTCTGGTAAAAGAAGGTAAGCGTCTTCGCACTATTTCTGTTGCCAAGAATATTCTTGCCGAAGCAGAAATCAAAGAAAACTTTCCCAAAGATTTTGCAATCTATGATTTGAATCAGTTCCTTAATGGTCTGAGTTTGCACCAAGATCCTGATTTGGATTTCAATCAAGAGTCTTATCTGAGCATTAAAGAAGGTAAGCGTCGTGTGAAGTATTTCTTCGCTGATCCTAATGTTATCATCTCTCCACCTGAGAAAGATATTACTCTTCCTACCGAAGATATTTCTTTCCAACTGGATAGTGCTTCTCTGGAAAAACTCGTCAAAGCAGCACAGGTTTATCAACTTCCCGATCTCTCTGCTATTGGTGAAGCAGGTGTCATCAAACTAGTTGTTCGTGATAAGAAGAATGATACTTCTAACGAATATGCTATCGTTGTTGGTGAGACTGATAAAGAATTCTCCTTCAACTTCAAAGTAGAAAACATCAAAATCATCCCTGGTGCTTATGATGTTGTAGTATCCTCTAAACTTCTTTCTAAGTTTACGAATACCAAATATAACCTCACTTACTACATTGCTCTAGAACCTGATTCTAATTTTGAATGAAAACACTCACATTGATGAGGGTGGTGGGCAGCATCAGCGTGATTGTTGCCTACTTTGTGATCCTTCATATTAATGTCCTAGCAGGAGTAATAATTAACTTTATTGCTGACCTGATTTCAATTCCATACTTTGCAAAAACAAAAGCATGGGATGTAGTCATCATGCTATCTTTTCTTCTTGCTATTAGCATCAGCAAACTAGTATCATGAATGCAAATACATTACGAATTATAGGAAGTGC